ATGTCGCCGCACACCACCGTGTTGGCGATGACCAGATCCTGGCGCAGGTACCCGCTGTTATTCCAGGCCCACGACTGGGTGGCGGTGATGAGGTAAAGGCCGCTCGCCTGGATGGTGACGTCGGAGCCGTTGTAATAGCCGAAGGGATCGTAGTTCTTGCGGTAGACGTTGTACTGCCCGAACTTAGTGCCCGGGCCTTGGTTGTTGAACACGCTGAAGTTATTGGCTGTCAGCGAGCAGTACGGCTGGAGGCTCCCGGCTAAGACGTCGGAGATCCGCGCGCCGACGGTGCCATAGCTCACGGCCGATCCGGTGAACGGCGAGTTCTCCCGCTGGGGCATGGTGCCGAGAGTGTTCTCCAGCGCGATGACCTCGGCGGCCAGGCTGTTGGGGTCCTTGGCGAAGATGACGTCTTGCTGGTCCACCCTGTCTGTCCAGGGCACCACGCTCTTCGGGAAGATGGGGGCGGTCATTACAGTCCTCCCTGCGGATTGATGAACCAGGTTCCGGGCACCGCGATCTCGCTGGCGCGCAACTGGATGTTCGCGGTGCCCGTCTGGGTGACGTCTGTCCTGGTGAACACCGGGACGATGCACCACAGGACGCCCGGGACGGACATGATCGTGCTCATGATGTTGGACAGCGTGATGAGCTGGCCGAAAGACGACTGCGGAGGCTGGAACAGGTTGGTCAGGGCGGTCTGGACGTTGGCCTCGACGTTGGCCTGGACGTAGCTCGGGGCCACCTGGAGGGTCACCTGGCTCGTGTTCGACCCGACGTTGACCGGGACCAGGGTCGGGGTGCCTACGGTCAGCGTGACGCCGGCCAGGGTCTTGCCCGCGAAGAAGTCCTGGATGTTGTTGACCAGGCTGGTGCCCGGAGGCTGGTACGACGGGCCGAGGGTGTACAGGGTGATGCTGGTCGAGTGGTTGGCCACCACGCTGGCGGTGGTCACGCCCGGGACAGACAGCGCCAGGTTCTGGAAGTCCACGGGGGATACCGCGCGGCCCTGCGTCTGGAAGCTGGCCGGGGCGTTGGCCCGGATGTGGTCGTCGGACTCCGGGTCGGCCCCGCCCGTCATCGCGCTCGACTGGTAGGAGCCGTCGGCGTTCTGCCCGACGCTCAGGCCGTCGATGGCGTCGACCAGCGTGCCGACGGTGCCCGCCGACTGGTTGCCGGCCGCGCCCGCACCCACCCGGAAGGTAGCCCACACGGTCAGGCCGACGGCCGGGATGAGGCCGTTCACGTTGTCGCCGAACACGATGTTGGTCAGGCCATTCGAGTCGACGAACGAACTCCATACCATGTCCTCCGGGCCGCTGTCGACCAGGTACTGCACCTGGTTCCACTGCTGGCTGCCGGTGACGGTCTGGACGAAGATGCTGACGCTGCCGTCGATGACCTCGGTCACGGGGAGCTGGAGCGACTGCCCGGGCAGGCCGGACGTCGTGCCGATCGGCACCAGCGAGAAGGTGATGCCCTGGGTCACCGGCACGGTCACGCTGCCGCTGGCCGGGCAGTTCGCCACGGCGTTCGTCTCGTAGACGATCGGCGCGTCGCTGCCGAGCTGGAAGTCCGAGGCCACCTGGGTGCCCTGCGGGATGTTGACTATCGAGGTGGTGCTGTTCGCGAAGGTCACGGTGCCCGTGGCCGGCGCTCCGTTGCTGACCGTGTACCCCAGGAGCTGGGCGATGTTCAGCAGCGACAGCCGCTGGGTCGCCGTCGGGAGGTACGCCTCCTGGCTGATCCGGTCGCCGTAATACGACAGGATGTCGCCCATGTAGGCGAACAGCTCGACGAACGCCACGCCGAGGTCGCCCTCGCTGTTCTGGTTCCAGTCGGGCATGATGATCTTGGCATAGGCCAGGATGCTCTGGGCCAGCGACGAGAAGTCCTTGCTGGTGTAGTCGATCGCCGTCGGCACCTGGAGCACCGGGCCGGCTAAGGCGTTGCCTGCGGGTACCGCCATCAGCTTCTGACCGTCCCTCCGACGAGCACGGTGGCCGTGCTGAGCTGGGTAGATTCAGTCACGGCCACGCCGGGCGAGTACTGCACGTCGACTGAGACCAGGCCCTCGGTGGTGTCCGCCGTCTGCATCTGGACATTCTGGAGGTTGATCGACGGCTCCCACTGCTGTATGGCCCGGCTGATGTCGCTGGTGACCAAAGGACTCACCTGGTCGGCGCTGAGGCCGAAGACGTAGCCAGACAAGGGCACGCCGTAAGTAGGTCGCATCACTCTCTCGCCCGGGTTGGTGCTGACCAGGCACTTTAAGTGCTGCTGCACCATGTCGGCGGGTGCGGAGACGGCAGCCAGGCCCCCCGATGGGGTCAGGCTGAACGGTGCCGCTATCTCTGCCATGGTATCAATCCTATCATCACTACGCCATCAGTCCCCGGCGTTCAAGGCTGGCTACCAGGCCGCTCAGGAAGGCGTTGACCTGAGCCAGGGTGGCAGTGCCTGCGTCTATCTGAGCCCGGTTGAAAGGGACGGCCATCGGCGGGTTCAGCAAGAAGTTGGCGGCGGTGACGTTACCGCCCACGAAGAGGTCGGCCCCGATGGTGGCGTTGCTGGTCGCGCCGGTCTGGAATCCCCCCTGCATGAACACGGTGAAGCCATTCAGCACGACGGCGGTCTGGCCGTTTCCGCTGGCGTTCTTGCTGAACAGCTCGATGTTAGCGGACACGTCGCCAGCGCCCTGGTTGCTGCTGTCGATGGCCAGCTCGCCGTTGAAGCCGGCCGGTAGGCTCGGCGCGGCAGCCGGGGGAGGCTGCGGGTTGATCACCATGTAGGCCGGGTGGTCGAGGTCGCCGCCGAGGAACACGACCGCGACCAGCGAGCCGACCGCCGGCGGGCTGGAGACCGGGGTCATCGACACCGCCCACGTGGTCACCGCGCTGCCGAGGAGCTGCGGTACGCGCAGCAGGCAGCGGTTCTTTCCCTGCGGGTCGGCATTGCCCGACACCGACCCGTAGTACATCCCGTGGAATTGCGGAATGGCACCCTGGGCGCTCCCGGGCACCGGGGACACGCCGCCAGATCCTAATGTCATGCGATCACCCCGTCCGTTATCACCGCGCCGCTCGTCGAATACCAGACGCCGTTGGAAAGGGCACAGCCGACTACTTCCGGCGTTATCCTGACGGCTCCCTTGATGGCGGGCTGAGGCCCGGAGGCATTCCGGGTCAGCGCCACCTGGGTGACGTACTTATCGCTGGCCGTGTAGCCCGTGCCCGACGTCTTCATGAGGTGCCGGGCCGAGGACACCAGCCACGTGCCCTGGTCGCCGGCGAGCATGCCGTTGCCGGTCAGGTTGACCACCTTGCCGGGGTAGAGGCTGACGTTGCCGAACAGCTCGGCGGTCGCGCCGATCCACCACTGGCTGAGGTTGTGCCACGCCTGGACGTGCCGCTGCGCCTCGCCGAGGCTGGTGGCCACGCGGACGGTGCTGTTCTGCCGGATGGAGCCGGTGCCCGCGCTGGCCTGGATCACCTTGCCGGTCGCGGTGTCCACGCCGAAGACGTTCCGGGTGGCCACCGGGGCACCCGGGAGGTTGTCGCCCTGGAGCTTGCGGAAGTCCCGGATGGTGTCCTGCCAGAACAGCCGCTTGTCCATGGCGTAGGTCGGGACCGTGGTCTGGCCCGCGCCGACCAGCACCACCGACGGGTCGACCAGGTACAGCGTGCCGCCGCTCACCCAGAACCGGAAGCCGGTCTTGGCGGCGACGCGGTTCATGAACTGGAAGTCCGACTCGTTGGCCTGGACCTCCGACGACAGCAGCCAGCTCGTGCTCGTCACGACGCACCGCAGGTGATGCTGCCGGGCGATCTGCTTGGCGATGTAGGTCGGCGTGACCGACCCCCAGAACTGATTGTCGACGCTGTTCATCGGCTTGCTCGTGCCGATGCAGAAGTACGTGAGCTGGAGGTTGTGCGTGCCGCTGTCGGCATTGCCGCTCGTCTTATGGTGGTTGACGTACCCGTACCACGTATTCAGTTCCTGCGGCTTGCGCCCCCACGTCACCTGTATCGGCGCGTTATCCGGCCACGGCTTGATCGTGGACATGGGATAGTTCCTGTTGTATTCCACCCGGAATACGAACACGTCATGCGCGCCCCACGTCTGGTTTAACTCAGCGTCCAGGATGAAGTTAGGGGTGGCTTGTAGGACGCCATTGACGTAAACGTCGTAAACTACCGGGCCGACGGCGGTGCTGGCATTTACCGGGGTCGTCATAATTGCGGAATCCTGATAACGGTGCCGGCCGGGACGTCATCCCAGTACATGATCTCGGGGTTGGCCTGGGCGATGCGCCACCACAGGGTCGGGTCGGTGTAGTACTGGTAGGCCAGAGTGTCCGGGCGCTCGCCGTCCGCCACCATATGGCTGACGTAGCTGAAGCTGTAGGCGACGGCCGGGCTCGGCACGATCACCGCGACGTCGGTGCCGTTCTTGTCCACCGTGGTCACGGCGCTGTTGGCATAGCGGCTGTTGGCCAGTATCATCACACGCTCCCGATCCCTGCTGCGCCGATCGTGTTGCCCGGGGCGGTGACGCCCGGGATGGGAGTGCCTGTCGCCGTGCCGCCGGGCGTGGGCAGGATGCCGGCGGCTGCGGTCTGGCCCGGGATGGCCGGGGGGACGGTGGCAGGCTGAGGCAGCATCGTCCAGTTCACCGAGATGACGCACCGCATCGGTATGTTGTACTGGGTGAAGTGGGTGTACTGCACCGACCACTCATTGATGTAGCCGTAGTACATCAGTCCGTTGGCCACGTTGGTGTTGCCGAAGAACGCCCAGGCCGGCACGAGCTGCATGATGCCGCCGTTGGCGCTGGCCGAGAGGTTGGTGTTGGGCGTGGCCGGCGGTGTCCCGGCGGTGCCGTAGCTGTACGTCGTCAGCATGCCGGTGAACTGCATGAAGGCCAGGACGTCG